ATACATATGCACTTTTCCGTCTAACGGACTTTTATAAGGTATAGACATTGACTCGCTAGCCCAATATGTAACATTTTTATTAGTATCACAGAATGTCATAAAGGTTAGTTCCCAACCTGATCTATATTTAGGTTTATGTTTGCCTATATACTTTTGTGAATTCTTTGGCGTGAATATGCCTTGTGCCCATTTAGACATGATTACTGCACGATATTACGTGACACCGGTTGATTTGATTTGGGTATGATAGAAATACCGTATAATGAAGTTCTACTTTTGAAACTATTAAGATAGTAAGCAATAGTTTGATTCATTTCCATTTTGTTAGTACCTTTAATTTGATTTAACAAATCAAGTATCGGTATTTCTGTTTCTTGTGAGATTCTAAATAACACAACAGTAAAGTTATCTGCTATATTTTTTGAAGCACAAACTGATAAAAAATAACCATGCACAATGTCGTATGTGGTAGCATTAACATTTAAGTTAATTGCATAAAATGAATCAAAAAGTCTAACTGTTTGATCCAACTCTGTTCTAGTATCTAATATTCTTGGCATAGTATTATTTATTACTTAAATATTATGGATTTCTAAAACCTGCATTGTTAGGTCCACTTACTTGTGCAGGGCTAGCAGAAGCATTAACAGGAGCTCCCGCAGTTCCTAGATTAGTAGGAGTTGCACCAAATATAGGTGTAACAACATTTATGTTCCTATTCGGTGTTTGTTGTACTGCATTTGTAATGCCGGCTACTACTTCTGATTTCACAAGATTTTTAATAGGTGCATTCTTAAATGTATTATATGTTGTGCCTGCTTTTTGTATTGCACCTAATATATTACCATTAGCTATGTCTTCCATAGTTCCCCCAACACCGTCTACTAAACCGCCTTGACCTAATATAGTGCCATTTGCACCAGGTCTTGCTATAGGACTTACTGTTCTATCATAATTAGCATCAAGACCAAAACCAGTAACAATATTACTTGGTGTTCTGCCATCAATAGCACCTTCATTGTATACAACTGTTTCGTAATCTAAATTCATTTGCATTTCCATCACACCACCGTTTTCGCTGTAACTGTAAGTATCATGGTCAAATTTAGTAATGATAGGATTAATTAATGTATATGCTACAAAATTATGTCTGCTAAAACCAAACACAGTAATATTTTTAAAGAAAGGTATCTTCTGACCACTAGGATTAGGTGTCTCACCTATATACCCCCAATCATCATTACCGGTAATAGAAGGTTGATAAGTTGTTCTATCATTATATGTGGCTAATGTGGCCCCGGGTGTTGTTGGCGCCCCACCACGTGCACCTGAAAATACAACTTTAGGTTTTGTTCCATCACTATAGTTGTAATTGTAATAAGCCTTCCACAAATTACGAATCATATTTCCATTATCATCATGGAATGCAATATTTACTGGATCATATTTAATTTTTGTTTGTATAATTCTTTTACGATTATACTGATTCATTTCCTGAGTAGCGAATGAGTAACCGGGAAGTTTAACTGTTTTGACTGCTAAACCAAAATTATTGCCAGTATTAACATTCTGTGAGTATGCTTCAGGATTTATTTCAAAATAGACATGAAAGAGAAATTTGAATTTAGGTGCATATTGATATGCATTGGGCCTAAATGTTTTACTAGCGTGTGTGTAATCACGAAGGAAATCGCTGCCAAAAAATGTTCCGGCAGCGTCCCTTAATAAGTTCTGAAAAAATCCAGACATTGGCTAGATTACCTTAATTCTAATTAAATAGAACTACCAATACCTGTAGCGATTGCTCCAATAGTTCTGCCAACACTTGCGCCAACACCAGATCCAATCGGTGATTGAATTGCGTTGTCATAACGTAAAGTCATTGCAATAGTTACTACTTCGTTTGTACCATAATTTAATGTATTATAGTTAGCTGTTTGTAAGAAGCAACCATATAGTTCCCATGTTTCTAACACGATAGGAGCGGCTGCACCGTTACCACCGTCTAAGATTTCAATGTTTGTTTGAAACTTATAATCTTGGCCAGTTGCGGCTGATGCTTGTTCAACAAAGTCCATTTGTTTCTGCAACTGTTGACCAACTAATCTGCTTACTGAGTTTGAAGCATCATCACGAACGTTGATGTTCATTGGGGCCCAAGTATGCTTACCAGCTAGATACATTGTTGAGTTGTATACTGGTAATGTGATTTCAGCAAATGATAAGTTAGGACGAGTGCAGTCAATAACTTGTTTTGTCAATTCAATACTTGATGCACTTGCGCCAAAGTTTAAAAAGTTCACTCTGAATCTAAATTGTAGTTTTGGCATTAACAAGCCCTGATTGCCACCGGCGTTATCAGATGCTACTGTCATGTTGAACAATGATTGTGAGGCTGTTGCCATATATGTTTCTCCTGTTATATATATTTATCTTTTTTTAAATTCCCCCTATTGCTAGGGGGATATTTAGATTACTGTGATAATTCACCTGTATTCAAAATTCGTACTGGGATATAGATGAATTCAGCTGCCTTAACTGGCTCAATTGCAACGTCAATCCAAAGTTCGTTTCTATCAATTCTAGCAGGTGTGTTGTTTGATTCATCACAAACTACTAGATAGTCATAGATACCGCGTTTAGCAACTAAATCAACCATCAATGTTTCTACAACACCAGAGATTTGATTACGTGTTAATGCGTCATTTGGTTCGAATACAAACGGTCTTGCTGCCAATGTTAATTGTCTACGTACAAAGTTAACTAGTCGTGAAACGTTAGTTCTGTTTAATGCAGAATTTGTTTCTTTACTACTCTTATTACCATAGTTCAATAAACCAACACCAGTAAAGAACACTAATGGGTTAATTAAGTTAACGTACAATACGTCACGAATACCAATTTGTGTCTTAGTTGTAATAAATTCACCAGTTAATGAATCTACATAACCGATTTGTGCGGCATTATCAATTGTACCACGACGAGTACCAGCTGCCGCTAACCATGGATAGCTGATTGTATCATTACGCAAGAATGTACGTAACATCATATGGCTTGGTGGGACAGCAACTAAATTACCTTGCAAATCATTTGCAAGACCACTTGGATAGAATAGACCCATGTACTCATTACGATTTACTAGACCTTCTTCACCTGTATTAGATGCACCTGCGGCATTAGTTGCCCATGCTTGAATTGCAGTTGCTTGAGGTGGTAGACGCATTGGTGTATCACCAATGATATAACCTGTATCTCCGCGAACCGCATTTAATGCAATCATGTTAGGTTGTAGTTCTGGATAATACGGTGTTGCCATCAAGTTGAAGTAATTATCTTCATCACGTATGTCAGCGTTTGTATCAATTACAGAACGTAATGCTTTTACAACCATATTACGTTGTGCTTGACGACCCATGAACGGAGCGCCATTTGTTTGATTACCACTAGCAGTTACCCATGTATAACTAAATTGAGGTAAATTATTAATGTTAGTTGGACTACCTGGATTGTATGCGCCTGCATTTGGGTAGTTAGAACTTGTAAAATAATTTGTTGTAAATTGCTTTACGTTATAACCTGAACGGCGTGTGTTGAATAACAACATACCATTTGGGTATACACTTGTACTAGGTGCATCCAAATCAACATAATTACTAGTTAACAAACTCTTAATTGTTGGGATAGGATCATCTACTGGATTAATAGCACCACTTGAACTCCAACGTGCATCTAAGAACGTAACACCTGAACTAGTAGTTTGGTCTGTGTTATCTAAACGCACCCACTGATTTATACCGCTAATTGATTGCCAACGATTGATCAATGGATAATTATCTAAATCACTAGTATCAATCCAGATATCACCATATGCTAAGGCTGTGCCATCACTTTGTGTTGTTGGCTCAGTTGGAGTAACTAATGGTCCATTTGGATCAGTTGTATTAGAACCAGAAGCAGAAGGGAAACCGTTGCTATCATAGTTTAAGTTACGATAACCATTCCACACACCATTATAATTAACCATGAAATCTACTTCATCAACAACATTGTAGAACCAATTTGTAGCATTAGTAGGCAACGCTACAGGTGCACCTTCATTTGCGGTGAATGTTAGTGGAACCCAATTACTGATAGCGGTAGATAATTTAGGTGAGCCAACACCAGAACCATATGCTACGGCCGTTACAGGGCCAGTTGCACCACCACCACTAATAGCGGTAACTGTTACAACTAAATCATTTGCAGGTGTAACACCACCTAGTGATGTACCT